ACCATGTCTTCAGCCAATCGCGTTACCATTGCCTCCGAATCCCAATCTTTTGCAAAATTAGAGACGGGAGTAAATAGAGAGAATGCGGCAAAGGGAGCATCGAAGTCTCAAATAGTCTTCATACGAGGACTATTGTCGACAACCGGTGTCTTTCCGACAGCCAGGCTTCTCACTAAGAGCTGAATATATTCAACTCTCAACGATAACCATACACCTTTGTATCATCCCCTAGCCGGTTTAGACAAGTCATATGAGGCTTGAATAACCGACTCTAACGAAATCCGTCCTGAATTAGCAAACATACTAAATAGAGCAAAAAGACTGAAATTTCAATCTCCCCCCTCATACTTAGTCTTTCTGCATAAGTGTTGTAGCCATCTTACCATATGTTTCGAACAAATACCACGATTAAGTAAATAATACGCAATATTCGCCCTCCCCATAGCAGTATTCTGACTAATGAACATTTTTCAGGATATAGCACTTACATTTGAACCACGATACCCTGTAACTTTTGCAAATTCAAATGCATTGGTCACAGATACCACACTTTTAGCCAAGTTTATGCCCACGCCCAACCCTTCCATAACAGAAAGGTAAGAAGTAGCCACATCCTCATCAAAAATGACGATATCATCACCTAATAGCTCGTAGCCTTCGTATCATGAAAAAGTTCCCTTTCTCACTCTACTACATGCGTATTGAACTAAAAGATGATGGGTCAGAGCAAGCATTGCCCATGAAGACAATGCTCCCATAGGTTGCCCTACAGAATAACGGAAAGAATCCGTCTCCATTACTCGCCCTTCCTTATGGTTTAGATAATAGTCCCTATTTACCAGCAATTCAGCCCACAAGCGCGCAGCCGGTCTTCCAATTAAAGAAGACAAGATACTAACTTGCAGACGAATTGGTAGTCTGTCGGTTGCAGCAGATAAATCATATCCAAATGAACAACCTGATTTCCGGGCCTTAGTAAAACAACGTTCTACTGCCGCGTTCTGGTCAAAGGTTGCATCATTAGGGATACTCTTTAATATAGAAAACAAGAAGTCATGCAATGGCTTCAATACAGACTGAGTCCATATATCCACCATAGCAAAAACCCTCACTTTCCCCGCTGCCTCCTCC